ACTGAAGCCTAGGACTGCCTTCGCGCGCCGCTGAGTTCGGCACACAGTCCCGTTGGCTTGACGTCCAGACTGACACGCCCAGGTCTTCGTCTTCAGGCGGAGCGCGACGCGGGGCCGACTGGCGGAGCGACTGTCCTCCCAACAAGTATGTTTTTATTACTTTATCTCGAGCAATGTAGCATTTACCCACGTTTTTGGCCAATTCCTCGAGCGCAAGCCTCGCGGCTCCGAGCGCCAGACCACTGACCTGCTAGGGCCAACACATCCGCGCCAAGCAGTGTGCACAATCCCATCCTCCGATGGTCGCTCACCTGCATACGCTGGAGCCCCGTCTGCGTTCACAAACTGCCTACGGCGGAGGCTTTTGGGGCCAGTGTGGCGGGGTAAAAGTGGGCCACCGGCATCGCCGGTCGTTGAAGCATGAAGGGCCCCCTCGAGGGGGCACTTCATCTTTTCGTCGGCCTTTTCCTTGGCATCGTCATTTTGGGGGCGGTGATCTCGCCGGTCTCCGGATCGATTGCCAATGTTGTGTCCGTTTGTTCGGCGTCTTGGGCGCGCTCTGATCGTAGCGTCTTGCACCGCCGGTATTTCAGAGGGAGCAAACCGGTCTCGCCAAATCACAGTGCCTTCCTAATTTTGATCAACGTCAAGGTGCTGATTGAGGTTCTGGGGACACATGCAATTGGGCTGGTGACTTGAGCTGCAGGGCGCCGAGCCGGCCGCCGTCATAACAACAGCCGTGAATGGGCAGACCGATGAAAAAGCAACACACTAAAGCGCCTATTGAACGAGCTGCGCCGCTTCCAGCAGCCCATCTGGGTGAAGAGTGCGCCGGTCTGGCGCGGGATGGCGACATCGCGCCGACACTGACTCCGGAAAGCGTACAGGCCTTCTCCGCCGACCAGGCGACCCAAGCCAAGCAGCAAGCTGAGATCACCGCCGTTGATGCCATCTTGAAGGCCTCGCCGGACCTCGCTGTCGACAGCGATCCGATCAAGGCCATTCTCGCGGGCGTATCGCCCGACGATGCCGCGCTCCTGAAGGCGTCGCTCGCAGCCCGGACCGCACCGCCTTCGTCTGGGGCCACGGACGACAGGACGCCCCGCCGCGTACGTGGCCAGGCCACGACCAGTGACGAGCTGGCGGACGATTGGCGGCGTGGCTACCCCTACAAGTATAAAATGCTGCGCCGCGATTACGAGGTCCAGAAGTTCGTCTTACAGAGCGAGCTTCTCAAGATGCAGGCATGGATGAAGACCACGCGCCAAAGGTTGGTCATCCTGTTCGAGGGGCGCGATGCAGCCGGCAAGGGCGGCGCCATCAAACGGTTCATGGAGCATCTCAACCCACGTGGCGCGCGGGTGGTGGCACTGGAAAAGCCCAGCGAAGTGGAGCGCGCCCAGTGGTACTTCCAGCGTTATGTGCAGCACCTGCCGACAGCTGGCGAGATCGTGATGTTTGATCGCAGCTGGTACAACCGAGCTGGGGTCGAGCGCGTCATGGGGTTCTGCACGCCTGCGGAGTACGACGAGTTCCTGCGGCAGACGCCGGAGTTTGAGCGGAACCTCGTGCGCAGCGGCATACACTTGATCAAGTTCTGGTTCTCAGTCAGCCGCGAGGAGCAGCGCCGCCGCTTCACGGAGCGAAAGGTCCATCCGCTGAAGCAGTGGAAGCTGTCGCCGGTTGACCTCGCCTCACTCGACAAGTGGGACGACTACACTCGGGCCAAAGAAGCCATGTTCTTCCACACAGATACGGCTGATTCGCCTTGGACCGTCGTGAAATCGGATGACAAAAAGCGAGCGCGGCTCAACGCCATGCGCTATGTGCTACATTCGATGCCCTACACGGGTAAGGATGCCGCCCGGATCGGCCCGATTGACGAGCTTCTGGTCGGCCGCGCCAACATCATTCACGAGCGCGATGAGCATGATCTGGCCGCGGGACAGTATGCGCGGCAGCAATAGCCGCAAGAATGTCGGTAGAACAGCGCCGGAACGGAAGCTATCTGGCGCAGTTGTGCATGACTGCGGCACTGAGGGGGCCGATGCTCCCCCCTGATGGATCGCACTGCATGACAGAAATATCAAGTGCGAGAGCAAAGGTGCCCCAGGAGAGGTAAGGCACCATCATCAGCGCGTACCCCAATGTCAGGCTCTCGGCCATCCGGGCGCGCATCGCGTCGAGACTGCGGTTGGTCTGGTCGAGGGAGGTGCGCAGTCGCGCAGTCGCATTGGCGCTCTTGACGTCGTTCCCGATGCCGCGGAGCGACTGGGACACCGCCTTCGCTGGTCCACTGATCCGATCAATCAAGCTGATGATCAGCCGGGAGGTGAGCTGCGCCATGATCGACCCTGCTGTTTGTCGGATAGCGTGAGCCGCCGCGCTTCCGCGTGCCACAGCAAGACCTCGGCCCAGTTCATGTCCTCGAACGCCGATAGCGGCGTGGAAAGAACATGCGCCACGTCGGCTACGACCAACCGCTAACGTCCAGTTCCGGCGGGTTCGGCAAAAAACCAGCGATCACATCCGAGATTGCCGCGAAGTCCACTGCATCCACTTCATCGATCGTCTCCGGTGTCAGACCGGTCAGGATCGCCGCCATCGAGATGCCTCGGGTCAGATCATTAGCGTTCACATCAAGGTGATCGAGCGCTCGGAGGTCTTTGACCTTGGGCCAGCGCAGGGTGACCTCGGTGAGTTTCTCGCCGCCGACCAGGATCGGCGCGGCGAGTTTGACGTTGGTTTTACTCATGTTTTGAAAGCACCGACACCTAGTCCGACGATCACCATTCCTGAATGAAACACTGTTACACATCAGATGGACTGATCTGCGCGCAAGGAAAATACGATTGGAGAGACGCGCTGGCGCCGCGTAGTGATTACGCCACTGAACGCAAACCACTTCATCCAATGGGAGAGACACCATGAAGACCTGGACCAAGCCCGCCGTTCGTGAGCAGGAAGTCGGCCTCGAAGTTACGTCGTACCTGCCGGCCGAAATCGACGTCATCTAAGACCGTCGACAAAAAGCGGTTTCAAAGCGGCGATCGCAGATGCGGTCGCCGTTTTTGTTTGTCTTCTCCAGAACGTTTCCTCTGCGAACCGAGGCGCGAAGCCAGTGCCTTATCTGGCAGTGCTCAGGCTCACCTGTGGCCGCGACCCATGGTTCGCTTAAAGAACGTCATCTATCGCTGAGGGTTTGGTCAGGCATGGGGCACCCGAAAATGACCCGGCGAGCTGCTCTGGGTCGTAGCCCCTAGCGATGACGAACGGAATGGTTTGCATTTTCAACGCTGCTGCGATGGGCGCCGCACGCTGCCGGCACAAGTTGGTATCCAGAATTGCGAAATCGAAGGCCCCTGCGGCCATCGCGGCTGGAGCCGCCGCTCCGGTACCCGGAGTGCCGGCAATATCGTAGCCGGCCGCCGTCAATGCACGCGCCGGCGACCGAGCCAAGAGAGGGTCGTCCTCAACAATGAGCTAGCGCATTCAAGCCCTCTGTCTCATGACCCTTTTCCTGGATCACATCGAGTGGTGCTGAGAGGCTGTAATCCAGACCCGTTGGCGGATAGGAGAGTGTCACGTCGGCCTCCAGCGCATGCTCGACGTCCGACGTCAGAACGGAAGTTCCAAAACCGACGCGCATCGGCCCAACGAGCGGAAGCCCTCCCATTTCCGTCCACTGCAGCCGAAAGCTTGCTGCCGCCGGATCAATGTTCCATTGAACAACGACACTGCCTTGAGGGCATGAGAGAGCTCCATGCTTGATGGCATTCGTGGACAGTTCATGAATCGCCATGGAAACTGTCTGGGCGGCTAAAGCATTGATCTGAAGCTTGGGACCCTTGATCTCGATCCGTGGGTCCTGAGATTTATCGAGATAGCCCACCTGCGACCGGATGAGGTCTTCGAGATCCGCTCCACGCCATTCAGAGCGAACCAAGAGATCCTGACACCATGCCAAAGCCTTAATTCTTGAGTTGAAGCTCGCCGCAAAGGTCTTGGGGTCTCCTTCATGCGCGGTCACATGTGCAATCGACTGCACCACCGCCAGGAGGTTTTTTGCTCGGTGGTTCACTTCGGCGAGTAACAGCTCGCGATGGGCCGCCGCCGTCTTGGCCTCGGTGATGTCCCACATAATCCCGTACATCCGCTCGGGACGCCCGTCGGGTGTGTACGTGACTTGACCACAAGCTTCGAGCCACCGAACCTTGTCGTTGTGCCCCCGCACGCGAAACTGAGCCGAATACCGGGTTCCCAGTTTCAGAGCTTTCTGAATTTCTGGCTCGATTTTGTCGAGATCCTCGG